TCATTCAAACACCAGCTGGAAGAAGTCGAAGCTGGCACGCGCAAGATCGAAGACGTTGATGTTCTTCTGCTTCGCATCCCGCCAGCGACACTTAATCCGCTCAAAGATTACGTCGAGAAAATACTCAAGCCTAAGGGCGTGCCACCGTATGTGCTGATCACAAAGATTGGCTTCGACGTAGAAGTTGCGTATCCGAAACTAACCTTCAAAGGGCTGCGCTTTCTGACAGCAGTTGAAGTCGAGACAGCAGTCGCGCTACGCGAAGGCGAGAATGCAAAACGCATACTCAACGAGTCTCTTGAGAACAATGATGCGGCGGGAATCACCGACAGCACCAGTGATGTATCAGCGAGTGCGGCCACACCCGCTGCCGAAGCAACCGCTAAGGCTCCCGCCGCGTCTCCAAAACTCCAGCCGGTCGAAGAAGAATTATTCTCCGAACCAGTTGAAGACATAGCCCCGGCCCCGCCACGCGCAGCAGCAGTTGAAGCTGATGCCGAGCAAGTGGTCGAAGCTGCACCCGATGAAATTGCACCGCCGCCCGAACCACCAAAGAAACAAGCAGCGAAAGTTGCTGCACCAGCACCGAAGCCAGTCGAAGTAGCGCAGGCCGCTCCTGCCGCCGTTGACACTGACTTTGACGCAATGCTCTCGTCCATTCTGGATTAGAGTACCTCGCGGCAAGGGGGGGTTACTCTTGGCCCCCCCTTGTTTTTTGATAAGGCGGCGTAGTGAAGTTATCGGAGTTCCTTAATATAGTTACGCCTGACGGCAACATTGTCGTTGGGGCAAAGGGTGGTAAGGGATTTCGTCACAGCTTCGCCAAGAACCAAGCAGCTGCACTTAACATAATTCGCAAGAAGGCAGCTGGTACAGAAGATATTTATTTCGCTCTCGCGAGCTTCAAACAGGGCTTCCATAAGAACGCAAAGGGGAAGTCAGTACTACGGGTTCGCGATAACGTCAACGAGTTGAAAGCGCTCTGGTTTGACATCGACTTCAAAGGCGGGCTGTCAGACCCCACGCAAGTAGTCGCCGCTCTGCGTGAGTTTTCAAATAGTACGGGGGTGCCCGCACCGTCAATCCTCGTACACTCTGGTAATGGCATTCATGCCTACTGGCCCTTCACAACAGCTGTGCCGTATGATCGTTGGCAGAGGATGGCTGACAGGTTTAAGGAGCTTGCAAGTGAACACGGATTACCCGCCGACCTCGTATGCACCGCAGATGCGTGTCGAGTACTTCGACCGCCCGGAACCCGGAACTATAAGGATGAAAATAGTCCCAAGCCCGTCTACTTCCTATACACGGGAGGGAGACTCAATGATCCCGACGCCCTTGAGAAGTCCATGGGCAGCGGTGTATCTGCCAGCGGAGAAGACGGACTCGGACTTCTTCCCGAACATTTGGTCGGACGCCTTGCTGGAGGTCTTCAAAAAGAATCTAGTGATGCCGAGTTTACTGGAGGTCACGCCTCGACAGGCGAGCCAGTTGAAAGCTACTTCTCAACTATCAGTTCCGCGTGCGGGGTCGCAGCACATTGGCTCACTACACGGGGTCAAGATTGTAGTGAACCCGAATGGACGGCAGGGCTGCAACTCCTCAAGCACACATCTGATGGACAGCTATTCCTACATGAAATCAGCGATGGACACATTGACTACAGCCCGCAAGCCACCAATGAAAAGTTTGAGCAGCGTCTTGAAAACGAAGCCGGGCCAACTCTCTGCAAAACCCTCGCAGGATACCGACCAGAAATTTGTGCAGCTTGCCCGCACAACGGGAAAATCAAGACTCCGCTCGTACTTGGTATCGAAAGCGTTGTTGCAGGGCAAACGGGTTCTTTTTCCGGGCTTACTTCGTGGCGAATAAACCCTGACGGTAAGGGCATGGATCGCAAGATGCGTGACCCTGACACGGGGACGTTCGTGTGGGCGAACCAGTTGAAACGCGTGTATGAAGACGTAAGCACAACCATGTCAATAGTCAGTAAATTTTTCGATCTTCATTTCACGGTTAAGCTACCCGGCGCGGAGGATATTTCTATCGTCATGCCTACCGGGTTCTTAGGTAACGATCACAAACTACGGGAGTTAATGGCAAACTTCGGCGCTCCATTACGTGGCTCCGAAGTTAATCCGTTCAAAGACTTTATGACAACTTGGCTAGAGAAATTACAAAAGGAACGCGACGTAGCAGATGTTACAGAGCAGCTTGGCTGGCTGCGGGAGGGCGAAGTGATAACGGGGTTCTCTGCTGGCACCACATCTTATATGGGTGATGGTACTCAGAAGATGGGTGTTCGGATCGCGAAAGAGTTCCTTGCTATAGGGCGCATGTATGAAGTCAAAGGCCAACAGGAACCGTGGGATCAAGTGACTGCGTTTCTTACCGGACAAAACAACCCTGCTTTCACGGCAGTTCTTGCAAGTGCATACGCCGCGCCCCTGCTTTGCTTCACCGGAGTTCAGGGCGGAATCCTCTCAGTTGTGTCTCCCGAGTCGGGAGTTGGCAAAACGTCAGCGCTTATGGCGGCTCAGTCTGTATGGGGTAGCCCAACCCAAGGAATGAATAGTTTGGAGGACACGCGGCTTTCTGTGGCCCGCAAATTAGGCTTTTTGAATAATTTACCCGCATATTGGGACGAATTACGCGGATCGAAGACAATGGAGGAGTTTTGCCAGTTGGCGTTTCAGGTGTCTCAGGGCAAAGAAAAGTCGCGTCTCGACAGCACCGCGACGATGCGGGAGGTCAACACATGGGAAACAATGTTGATCGCCGCAAGCAACGAATCCATCTTCGATTACATGGGGCAGTACTCAGTCGGCTCTGACGCAGGTGTTGCAAGGACGTTTGAAATTACCATCGAGCCGTTTGAGAGTGAGAAGTCACGTGCCGAAATCGCGATGATGTTTGAGGCGCTGAAATTGAACTACGGCCACGCGGGTCAAGCCTATGCGAAGTATCTCGCACAACACAGCACGCTTATCAAGCAGCGAGTGTCGAATACGTTTGTGAAGTTAGCGGATGCCATGGGCATGAAGCCACAAGAACGATTTTGGTTCGCGATGATCGCCGCGTTGATCGTCGGCGCGGAAACAGCCAACGCTGCCGGGCTTGGTAACATAGATGTTGCCACGATGGGTAAGTTCCTAATGAAGAACGTCGCTCGGCTACGCTTAAGGTCGCATTCGTCGCTACTCGGGTCAACGCCCGCAGAACTGATCGCCGCTTATATGCAGCAGCACCAAGATAAGGCGCTAATCGTCGATAAGCTCGTATCCGGCACTGGACACGGCCAAGCCTACGAACCAAATATCGTAAGTGTTCCAAAATCCGACAGAATCGTGTATCAGCAAGCAAACGACGATGGCATCGTGCGGGTATCGAAGGGTGACTTCACAACATGGCTTAAGAGGTCGAAAAACATCAATTTCTCGACGGTAGCCAAAAAGTTCAAAGATGAACTCGGCGCATATACGATAAAAACGAATTTAGGGTATGGCACCAAATGGGCCACGCCGCGACAGGTTTGCCTCGACATTAAGATTGACCTCGGAAACACAATAGTATGAAAAACATATAAAGCCCACTTCTCAAACAACACCCCCCCTATTTTCGGTTTTAAGGATTTTAGAAATGAAAAGATTTCACGCTTATAGAGCAGCAGACATTAGTGCCACGCATACGCATAACCAAGTCAACCCGCCCGATGAAATTCAGTACGAAGGTGTCGTGTTCGACAATGGCAAGTGTGTGTTGAACTGGAAGACGGAGGTCAGTTCCATTTCAATATGGGATAGCTTTGAAGACGCCATGATCATCCACGGGCATCCAGAGTATGGCACACGTATTGTATTCCTCGACGGCGCGTTGCCTCTGCCATGGGAATAGACGCGCCTGATCCAGAGGGTGGTTCGTCGGATTACTACAAGCTGCCCGAACACGCCATAGACATGCAAGACCTGATCGAGCATCTAGGTATGAACTTCGCTCAAGGCAACATGTTCAAGGCTATGTTCCGGTTTGGGAGGAAGGGTGGTACCTCGACAGAATACGATCTGAACAAGATAATCTGGTATGCTAACCGGGAGCTTCGGCGGCTGGAGAAATTGAAATGGGAACAAGAGAACAGAGCAAAGCCTACTATGACAGATACCACGGGACTC